ATTGGAGAAAATACATTAACGCAAATGCTTGGTGAAAGACAGTTATGTTCTCAATATAATAAACATAAATTACAGGCGTTTAAAGACCTGTTAAATGATACAGATGATAGATTAATCGTTTTTTATAATTTTACCGCAGAAAAAGACATTCTGGCTCGGCTAATTGACCGTCCGATGAGTTTGGTTAATGGAGAAAAACGAGATTTAGAAAATTATGAAAAATATGATAATTCTGTAACGTTTGTTCAGTATCAAGCAGGCGCAAAAGGATTAAATTTACAAAAAGCTAATAAAATAATATACTTTAGTTTGCCATTAAGTTGTGAAAATTTTATGCAGTCGCAAAAAAGGGTGCATAGAATCGGGCAAGAAAAACCTTGTTTTTACTATATACTTGAAACAGAGAATAGTATAGACGGTAAGATTTTAGAAGCATTGAATAAACAAGAGGATTATACAAATAGGTTGTTTGAGGAACAAGATGGGTCAAGCAGAAAATAATATAACAAAACGGATAAAAGATTTTTTGAAATCAAAGGATATTTGGCACGTAAAATATTTTGCAAACGCTTTTACTGCTGTAGGTGTTCCAGATATATTAGCTTGTGTAAGAGGTCGATTTGTTGGTATTGAGATTAAAACGGAAGTTGGTAAATTGTCTAAAATGCAAGAATATCAAGGAGAAAAAATATGCCAATCTGGTGGATATTGGTTTTGTGTAAGACCTAGTACATTTGAAGATTTTAAATATGCTATTGAAATGTTATTGGAGGAAAAATGAAAGAAGGATTAACTGAAGTAAAAGTATTTTATGATTATTCAATAAAAGAGGATAATAATAAAGAAACAAAAATAATAGAAACTACAAAATATTCAAATATGGCAAATGCTTATATGCAAGAAATTCAAGCAAAGAAAGATGATGCTTTTTTAACTACTTGGTTTAATGGATTAAATGAAAAAGATTTGTTACATATACATACACTTTTAGAAACAATTATGTATGAAAGGGGAATAAATGTCAGGTAAAAAAACAGGATTATTTTTATCACCTATTAGTGAACCAATAGTAAATCAAGTTATGGAAAATTATGGATATAAGGCAATGTCTAATGCTATTAATTTTATAATTCAAGAATATGATAGATTAACTAAAGAAGATAAAAAAGAAGTTGTTGAACCTAAAGAAGAAATAGAAGAACCGAAAACAGATTTTTCAAGTTGGTTTGTTGCAGAGGATAAATAATGGCAGAAGAACAAAAATCTACTTTGAATGAGAAACAAAGAAACTTATTAGATAGAGTTAAAAATAAGGCTCATTTGATAGGGCATTTGGTGGGGTTTAATAAACTAAATGAACTTCATTCTGAATGGATAAGTAAATTTTGGAAAAAAAGGCGTACCACTTATGTATTGAAAGCACATCGGGGTTCTTATAAATCAACAGCTATAACGCTTTTTATTGCATTAATTGTTATATTTAGACCGCAAGAAACTGTAATATTTTTGCGTAAAACGGATAATGACGTAAAAGAAATTATTAGTAATGTAAGTAAGATTTTAAAAACCGATGCTTTCCAAGCATTTTCTCAAATAATGTATGGGCATGGATATAGATTAACAAAAGATACAGCATTTGAAGTAAGCACAACATTAAAAACAGGTTTAGGTGGTGGTTCGCAAGTATTGGGGATAGGTATTAAAGGTTCTCTAACTGGTAAACACGCTGATTGGATAATAGTTGATGATATTGCAAACCGAAAAGATAAAGATAGTTGTGCAGAACGTGAATTTACAAAAGCAGTATGGCAAGAATTACAGAACGTAAAAAATCCTGAAGGTCGGTCAATAGCTATTGGTACGGTATGGCATCCTGATGATGTATTTTCTTTAATGCCAAAAGCAGACATTTATACTTGTTATGAAACAGGATTACTTACTAACGACCAGATAGAAGAAATTAGGCATACAATGACACCTTCATTATTTGCTGCAAACTATGAACTTAAATTTATAGCTGATGAAGATGCGATATTTACTGATTATAGGACTTTATATGATAAAGATTTAGAAAATGGTTTAACAGGTGAAGAATTAATAAAAGATGGTATATGTCATTTAGATGCTGGATATTTTGGTGCTGATACAACAGCATTTACTATATTGAAAAAGTTGCCTGATGGAAGATATTTAGTATTTGGTAAAATGTGGACACGTCATGTTCAGGCGTGTATGAGTGATATATTGAAACTTAAAGAAAAATATAGGGCAGGTAGTTTATATCTTGAAACTAACTCTGATAAGGGGTATCTAGCAAAAGAATTTCGTGAACAAGGGGTAAGGTGTATGACTTATCACGAAAAAAGAAATAAATTTGAGAAGATAACAAGTGTATTATTGCCTATATGGAATAAAGTTTATTTTATAGAATCAACAGATGATAATTATATAAATCAGATTATGGATTACAATGAGAATGCAGACCATGATGATTGTCCTGATAGTTTAGCTTCTATTGTTTATCGGTCAGAGGGATTTAAAGGTAAAGCTATTGAGGGATTAAAGATTTAGGTTATAATAAAAGTATGAAAAAATATATAATTTCAAACGAAACAGAAATAACGGAGAGTAATGTTCAAAATTGGTTGGATAAATTTACACAAACTATACAGCCAAGATTATTATATTTAGATAGTTTTTATCAAGGTGAAGATGATATTATGAAATATCCTTTTGAGAAAAGGGATATTAATAGTCAAATTCATGTAAATCTTGCATATATGACAGTACAAAATATTGTTTCATATTGTTTTGGTAAAGAACCAACACAGGATTATGGTAAAAATTTTAAATATGGTAAATATATTGATGAGTTGAAATTTAAAAATAATGAAATATTAGAAGATAAAGCATTAGAAAGTGATTGCTCTAGATTAGGTTTGGCTTATGAATTTATCGGAGTAAGAGAATTTAAAGGTAAGAAAGAACCTTTTTATAAACGTATAGACCCATTTACTACATTTTTAGTAGTTGATGATAGTATATTAGAAAATGAAATTTGTTATATTACTTATTCTATTGTTAAACCTAAAGATGGTGCGGAATATAAAAAAGGTTATATTTATACAATAGGAAAAATTACTGAATTTAATACAAGAAATGGTGCTGTTAAATTGGGCGAAACAGAAGTAAATATAGCATACCCTGATGATTTTCCTATTGTTATGTACAAAAATAATGATAATAATTTTGGTGATTACGAACCTGCTTGTGAAATTTTAAGTGCTTATAGCAAAACATATTCTTTAGGTATAGATGATTTTAGTGGTATTGCTAATGCTATACTTGCTTTCTTTAATGTTGATTTGCCAGAAGAAGAAAGAGAAAAACTTAATCGCACAAGAGTTGTATCGCTTATGGGCGAAAATTCTGATGCTAAATATATTTATAAACAACTTGATAGTTCTTCATTTAAGGCATTGCAAGAAGCATTAAGAGGCGAATATTATGCTATAACTAATGTTCCTGATTTTACGGATTTGGCTAGTTATAACAAATCAGGTAGTGCGATAGCTTTTAAAATGCTTGGTATCGAAAATATACGTCTTAATAAAACAGCTTATTTTGAGCAAGGTATGAGAAAAAGATGGAATGTTATTGCTTCTTATGTTGGTAAACAATTTGAAATAGGTAAAGATGATATGGAATATCATTTTTATAATAACTTGCCGAATAATGTAACTGCTGATTTAGAATATGCTGATTTAGTTGACAGAGGCATGATGTCTAAAGAAACGGCATTTAAACGAATGGAAACGATAACTGATGTTGAGGGTGAATTAGCAAGAATAGAAGCTGAACAAAGACAAAAAGTTATTGATACTATAAAAGATATAGCTAATATTAATACTCCTGAAAACCCTAACCCTGCTTACGAATTTACAATGTAGTTGACAAATAATTATATGTCTAGTATAATTGTTTTGAAAGTGAGGTAAGGAAGATGAAAGTATATTGTGTATTTCAAGGTTGTTATTCGGATAGAGATTGTATAGCGGTTTTTGATAATAAAGAACAGGCAGAACAATATTCAAATGCTTTAAATGATATTGACTATTCTGATGTTGAGGAATTTGAATTAAATCAAATTACAAGACCTATAACAAAGAAAAAGGTTCGATGTTGGCATGCGTTGATATGGATAAAAGATATTGTTATATGTTTCGCAGGTATTCAAAATTATAGCCATAAAAAAGGTGATTTAGAAGAAAGCGAAGGGTTTGAAATAGTTGATATTTCTCATAATAAACGAAATAAAATTGAAAAAGATATTTATTATATTCGTGTAATTTCTTATGTAAGTAAAGAACATGCTAAAAAAGTGGCAATAGAACAATATCAGATATATACGCAACAGCAATTTGAGGACGGTGAACTATGATGCTCTTGATACTGCACGAAAATCCATACGAAGCAGCGATTAGAGTGTCAAAAAAATATAAGCATAAGCAACTTTTGGAACTTATGCAGATGATAAGTTGTATTGTTGATTTTGGCTATAAACAAATTCCACAGGGTAAAAAAATAAAAGAATGGATAGTAAAAAATATTGATTGGACTTATGTTTATGCTAAAACCTTATTTCAAGACAAAAATTTGAACCTAAAGGAAGAAACAAAAATTAAATATAAATGTTTGTTAGATTTGTTGTTATTAAGAGGTAACGGTAGTTTTATCGTGCCTAATGCTACCACCGCCATCTTTCGCTACAAGAAGGGGTATGCGTGTAGATATGAAAGCAATAGTGAGTTACCTATTGATGTTGCAGTAGAAGAATATAAGAAGTATTTAGATTGGAAGTTTAAGAAAGATGAGGTGTAGGAATGAGTGAAATAGAAAAGTTATATGAATTAGCAGAGGTTGAAAAGAAAAGAATGTGCGAATGGACTTGTAAAGGAAGTGAACATTGTAGCACAAATTGTGAACATTATGAAAGTACAAAAGAATATTACCCGCCATTCACCGCAGAAAAACAGTTGGAGTTGATTAAGTTATTGTCAGAAAGAGAGATTTATATAAACCACGCAGAGGGAAAATATTTTATATTTACAATGAATATTGGTGGTAGCGAATGCAGTAAAGATTTTGACACATCTTTAGCTAAGTATATAAATCTTATTTGGCAAGACCTAACAGAAGAAGAAAGAAACAGTATAAAGGAGATATTGCAAGGATAGAGGTGTAGGAATGTTTGTAAAATTATTGAATAAACAAAATTTACCAGTTATATTAAATATTAATCATATATGTTTAATGAAAACTATACCATTAAAAGGTGAAACTAATAGTGTTGATAAGATTAAAATACAAAAAATAATAGAGGCAGATTATGAAATTAGACTTCAAGATGGTTCATGTGTGGTGGTAGAAACCGACCAATATCAACAACTTTGTGATGTATTGGCTAAAAGTTATAATTAAGTTATGGCAAAGATTAAAGATATATATGCTGATATAAAAGATTATGTGGATGATGACACCGATATAACAGAAGATTATATGAGGCGAATTAATTTACATTTTTATGCTTATATAAAAGACCCAACAGATAAAAAAGAAGAAACATTTAAACGGTTGAGAGATGCGTTAATAATTATGTGGCTTGCTGATTTATTTAAAAGAGCGACAAAACAGGCTTTAAAACAAGTCGCTATTGGTATGAAATTTGGAAAACAAGCATTAAATCAGGCAAATATAAAAAAGATTATTAATAAAGCACTTACGAGTGATAAGATTAAACAAATGGTACAATCTCATATTGATAAAGCTATAACTGAAATGAGTTATGTATCTAATGGAATAAAAGTTAATTCTGATAGAGCAATAAGTAGTATTAAAAGTAATTTGGATAAAACAAAAAAAACTATTAGCACAGAATTAATGGCAGTATATAGTGATTATGGAATTACTTATTATGAAGATAGATTAGGTCGTAGGCAAAATTTAACTTATTATGTAAATCGTAAAGTTGAAAACTTATTGATAAATGCTTTTAGAGATAGTTATATCGCTGAATTAGTTAGAAATGGAGTAGAATATGCTATTGTAAAAAGATTACCAACTACTGCTATGGAATGTGATGCTTGTATTCCTTATGATAATCAGATTTTAGCTTTTTATGATAATGATTTAGGTTATGAAACAGTAGCAGAATCAAGAGCAAATGGATTATTCCATTTTACGTGTTATCATTATTTAGAACCTATAAACATGCCAGAAGAAAAAAGTGAAGGCATAAAGCATAGTGAATTAAATGATAAAGTAAGAAAGCGTAATAAAGAACAAAATATTCAATTTGGCTTATTAAGTTAATTATTAGTGAGAGATATTAGGGATGGTAAGACAGCTATATGCTGTCTTTTTTTATGCCCGATTAAAAATATGTTATAGATAAAAATATGAGGGTTATCCCATCAGTTAATCGGGGTATGTATGTATAATCCACAGTTAAAGGAGAATTTTTTATGGCAGACGAACCGAACATTGAAACTCAAAATCAAGATTTAGGTAATCAAGACACACCTAATGATGAACCAAAAACTTTTACTCAAGAAGAATTGAACAATTTGTTGAAAGAAGCTGAAGCTAAAGGTTATGGAAAAGGTAAATTTGATACTAACAAATCTTGGGAAAAGACCGTAAAAGAGCGTGAAGAACTTGCCAAAAAAGAAGCTGAAAAACAAGCTCAATTTGCAAAAATGTCTGAATTAGAAAAAGCGCAAACAGAGGCTAAAGAGAGCAAGGAGAAACTTCAAGCATTAGAAGATAAAATCGCTCTAAATGAACAAAGGGATGAAACCAGAAAACTTATGAAGGATAAAGGTTTACCCGATGTATTTTTAGATAGTGTATTAGTTTTTAAAGATGCTGAAGCTACATTAGCGAAAATCGGTGAGGTGAAAGAGTTATTTGATGCTGAAGTCCAAAAAGCCGTAGAAGCAAGAGTAACGACCCATGTTCCTAAACAAAATACTGCATCTAATGATGGCGGATTAAGTGAACAAGCGGCACGTAAAGCGTTAGGTTTAAGTATAAAATAATAAAAAGGAGAATTTAACAAATGGCAAACAGTATTGAATTAGTTACAAAATATTTACCTCTATTGGACGAGGTTTATAAAGTAAATGCTAAATCAGCTATTTTAGAAGCACCTTCTGCTTTAGTACAACAAACAGCAGATGCAAAAGTTATTAAAATTAACAAATTGACTATGGATGGTCTTGGTGATTATTCAAGAGCAGATGGATATCCTAAAGGTTCTATTATATCAAGTTGGGAAACTCATGAATTTTCAAATGACAGAGGTCGTAAATTCAATCTTGATAAAATGGATAACCTTGAAAACTTAGGTATGGTTTTCTTGAATATGGCTGGTGAATTTATGAGAACCAAAGTTATTCCTGAAAAAGATGCTTATACATTTGCTAGAATAGCAGGTACAAGTGGTATTTCTGGAACAACTGGCAACTTGTCAAATTCAACAACTAAAGCAGCTATTGAAAACGCTATCGTAAATTTAGGCGAAGCTGAAGTTGACGAAGAAAACTTAGTTCTTTTTATTACACCAACTGTTAAAGGTTACTTGGAACATGAACTTACAAGAAGTTTCCCTGTAGGACAAACTGCTTATGGACAAAAAGTTGAATACTTCAACGAAATTCCGATGATTACTGTTCCACAAACTCGTTTCTATAATGGTGTTGACCTTCTTGATGGTACTACATCAGGTGAAACTGCTGGTGGTTATAGAAAACACGTTTCAACTGGTGCTTCAGGTGATGCAAATGCTAAGAATTTGAACTTCATTCTTATGGATAAAGCGGCAGCAATTTCTATCGCTAAAAACAATGTAGCTCAAATATTTGCACCTGAAGTAAACCAATTCTATGATGGTTGGACATTTAACTATCGTTTCTACTATGATGTATTTGTACTAGAAAATAAAAAATCTGGTATTTACGCTCACGTTGCTAACTCATAGTTTATATAAAACTAAGGGCATACTTGTAAAGGTATGCCCTTTTCTAACAAATTAAGGAGAAAATCATGAAAATCCGTAAAGATGGAATTTACAAAACAATAGATGCAAAAGATTTTGGTATTTATCAAGCTATGGGTTTTGAAAAAGTTGTTGAAAAAGCTATTAAAGTTGTTAAACCTGAACCCGAACCTATTGTAGAAGAAGTAAAGGTTGAAGAAGAAAAAGTTGATGAATTACCAAAATCAAAGAAAAAGAAAAAATAATTGATTTATTTTTTAATAAGTAGTTGAAGGTGGTAACTATTGCCACCTTTCATCATTTAAGGAGTAATATGAAAATATTTAAAAATGGAATATGTAAATCTATAGATAGTAAGGATTGGGGATATTATTCTGAAAGAGGTTGGAAGAAATCAGGATGTAGTGAACCACAGCCATCACAAGAAGGTTTATATATTATTGATGACTATACAATAGGTCGATTGGACAATATTCAACTTGCCACTCTTTAGATACTTCTGGATTACATTGATAAAGTTTTACCCATTTTTTATATTGATATAAATATTCTTTTGCTTGTTTAGCACAAGTTGTAGGTACATCAAGAATATTTGTAACTCCATGCCAATGAGTAAATGGTTTATTATCTTCTTTTAAATCAACCCCAATAAAATAAATGTTTTTATATCCTTTAAGATAAGCATAATTTAGTGCTGTGGAACAAGTATATAAGCAAAACCCCAAACATTTTTCATCTAAGCTATGGCTTATATAATCAAATTTCCATTTCCATCCTGTAGTTTCGTGAATGAACTCTGTTTTAGGTGCAATAAAGACAGGATTAAGCCCTTTGTTTAGTGTTTCTTGGACTTCTTTTTGTGTATGGACAGCCCTAAAATCTGTATCATGAGCAATCAGATAATGAACTGGAATATTAAGTGGTGGTCTATTGATAGCCATAATGTTAAAGCGATTAAGGTTTATACGTTGCAAATCTATTGTATTAATGAATGGCGAACCACCAAATATAATAAGGTCTTTCATAATATAATTATAAAATGAATATAGTGTATTGCCATGATAATAAATTAAATCATTTATTAAAACGAAGCAAAGCTAGTTTTTTAAAATACAATCCTAATGTTAAATTTTATGAGATAACAAAAGATGAGTTTGGGTTATTAAATGAATTTACAAGTGAGTTATGTGGTTTTCAACATGTTAGTATGGCTTGCTTTTTAAGGCTTTTAATCCCTATTTTATTCCCACATTTAGAACGTGCATTATATGTTGATGTTGATACTTTATGTTTAGGTGATATATCTGAATTTTATAATGCTGATTTTGAGAATAATTATTTAATGGCAGTAAGAGGTATAAAATTTTCAGATATTCAAGCAAGTCAATTAGGAATACCATATTATATTAATTCAGGTGTATTAATGTTTAATATTCCATTAATGAATAAGGATAATTATTTTCAACAAATAAAGGATAATTGGCGTGATAGTTTGGGTAAACAAGAACCCTATTCAGCCGATGAAACAATTATAAATTGGTGTTTCCACAAGCAAATAAAATTAGTTAATGAAAAGTGGAATTATTGTTATAACAGAGAGTATGGAAATAGGACGGTTATTAAGCCTAAAATATTACATTTTGTCGGCTGTGATAAGTCGGCTATGTTAAAATATAACTATGAATAAAACTGTTAATATTAATGGAATAGAATATAATACTTATGCTTGCTTGTGTGAAGCAGATGAATATAATAATGCTATTTTAAAGAGTAATTGGCAAACATTTGAAGAAAACGACCAAGCTAAATTACTTGTAATGGCAACAAGGAAAATTGATAGTTATAGTTATGCAGGGCAAAAAGTTGATGAAAACCAACCATTAAAATTTCCTAGAATAATGAGTAATGGTAAAGTTAGCGATGATGATGTTTTAACTAATTTATGTTTGCAAATTGCAACTTATTATTGTGATAATGGTTCAGGCAATAGTGCTTCAAGTGATTTTATTAATAGTGTAGAAAATTATCAAATTGGCGATTTACATGTTAAATTTAAGGATGATGCCACTCTTGATTTGAATGGCTTAGATGATTTACTTGAAAAAGCACTTGCTGACTGGATGACTAATCAAGGAATGCAAATATGGCTATAACTATTATTGAACAATTATTAAATTGTCCTTTAACTCCTAAAGAATTAATTACAGTAACAAGGACTGAAACTTATACTAAAAAAAATGGTGCAGAAGGCACACGAAAAATAAAAGTTGGCGATTTTAATGTATTTGTAAGTCCACCAGATACATTGAATAAAAATGATGGTGCAATCCTCGAACAACTTATGGCTGGGAATAAAACTCGTAAAGTATATATGGTTTATGGCTTAATGGAAGGCATAAAAGATGGTGATACAATTTATAGAGGTCAAACTGATAAATCTTATTATGAAGTAAAAATTGTAGGCTATCATGGAGAGTCATTTAATTTGCCAGAAATTAGACATCATAAAGTTTATATTGTTTATAAGGATAATCAAAAAGGATGACTACATTATTAGAAATAAAACCATATATAAAAGATTTTATTGAGGATAATCTTTCCTCTGCTTTTGCTAATAAGGTTTATTGGATAGGTGAGAGGAAAAATATTCCTCAATATCCATATTGTATGTTGTCTGTTATTGCTGAAAATAAAGATAAAAGAACTTCACATCATAATGGCGATTTAGTTGAGATTATTGAAAGTGGACAAAGCAATGTTAAGGTTTTAAGAGAAAATATAACTACTAGATATAAAACTTGTACTATTACAATATGTATTTATAATGCTTGGGTAGAAAATACTTATGATACTGGTGATATGGATGAAGAAAAAGAATTTGCTTATGAGCAAATAGATTTATTAGAAGGTTTATTTGAAAATTATCCTATTAATGATAAGTTTAGTATTCAAAATATTAGTTCTATAAGACCATTACATCAAATTGTTGATGGCGGTTATATGTATCGTTATGAATTTGATTTAACAATCGGATATAATGAGGCTCATATTACGGAAAAAGATTATGGGCATGGTATTAAAGCAAAATTTACTGATGGATATACAGATACAGATACAGATTTTGAAGTAACGATAGATAATAATGATAATATAATAGTAGAAACAACATAAAGGAGATTTCGCAAATGATTTCATTAGACAAATTAGTAGAAGTTGGATTTACGCTTACACAAGCGACTAACATCTCAATCTTTTTTAGAAACGTAGGATATTTAACAACAGATTCAAGTTGTGTAAAAAGTGGTGTATCAATTCCTACCAATAAAATATTGGTTATTGATAGCACAGATGCCCTTAATGCAACACTTAAATCTGATAGCCAAGAATATATGGATATTGCAACAATTTTAGCTCAAAAAGGTAATATGAACCCAAATAAAGGCAGAGTAAATGCTGTTATCCTTTATTTAGCTACATTGTCAAGTGGTGAAACTTGGGGTGATTTAGTAACTGAATTTGTTGCGGTTAATGGTAACTGGTCGCAATTAGTTATTAACACTGGTGTTGATGCTAATATTCAAGCAGCAGCAGCAAGTGCATTAACAAATAATAGATTATTAGTTGCTCAAACTGCAAGTTCTGATATTGCTAATGCTGTATCAGGTAATATAGCAATCCAATTAAAAGCATTAAATAACGCTAATACAATGCTTACTTATCATACAACAGCTAATGAAAATTTAGCCGCAGGTTTAGTAGGTATTATGGCTAACCCAAATTTAGGTGCTGTAGGTTCTTTATATTCAACAGTAACAAGTGTAACTCCTGAAGATTACACCGCTACAGTAAATACAAACCTTGATAATCAAAATGTAACTTATTATTCAAATGTTAATGCTATTAATGGTGGTTCTGTTACTCAATATGCTTCACCTGTAGTAATGGGTGCATATATGATTAATGGTGAAGATGCAAAAAGAAGATATATTAGATTTTGTATTGATTTGTTAATGAAAGCACGTTGCATTGACTTTTTGAAGAAAAAATTGACTTATGAAGATGTATCTGCTGATATATTACTTTCAATGTTAAAATCAATTCTTAAAGGATGTCAAACAAATGGTTTGATTAAACAAAATAGTATTGTTACAAGTGGTGATAATACTTATGAAACATTAGGATATGAAATCAGAACAATTTATCCGTCTGAATTAAGAGAAGTAGATGAAACACTTTATAATGCTCAAACATATAAGGTTGTTGGTTATTACAGAGATGCTTTGACAGGTCGTAAGGTTAAAATTGAATTGTTTATTGACCCAACTGATGCTGAAAAGAATACATTAGGATTTTAATATAAGGAGAAATAAATAATGTCAAAATATGATGCAAAATTAGAAACGTTAATTATTAATGGCGTAAATGTTACTCATTTTGGTGATACGGTTTGTGAAGTATCTTTTACGGGTGATTGGACAGAAACAAGAGCTGGTCGTAAAGGTGATTGTGTAACAGATGCTAAATATGATAATTTGTTGCAAATTAGAACAACAATATTACCAACTAGCACACAACTTGCACAATGGGATGTATGGGCAAAATCTCGTAATCCTCAAAAAATCCAATATTCCAATCCGAATACTGGGGAATATTACGTATCAAATAATGCTTATATTCAAAACACAGGTTCTCGTAATGGTAATGCTGATAGAGAATTTACTATTACTTGCGAAGAATTTAGTTCATAAGACAAAAACCTCTTATATATTCTATATAGGTTATGGGTAAGGGATTTCCTTTACCCTTTGTCTTATGTGATAAAATGTTGTTGTAGAATATAAAGAGGAGTTTTGTCATGACTAAAGAATTTGTTGTTAAGTATGGAAAAGATACTTATACTAGAAATGCGTTGACAGGAGCAGATTTACAATATTTAGGGTTAAGATTAATGCCTAAAGTATTGGGTTTAGGTTCTGTTATTGGATGTGTTGTAGGAAATAAATTTGTACAAGGTGAGAATTTATATTCTTATTTTCAATGCATAAAAGATGTTTTTGATGCAGAAGATTGGAAATGGCTTGTTGATAAAATACTTTATGATGAAGAAAATCCATTAAAAGTAGGTGAAAGATATTTAACTTCAGAAGAAGAAGTTAATGAACATTTTGCAGGTGATTTTATAAAATTGTATATTGTTACTTTGCAATTAGCTTATAAAAATTTGGGGGAGTTCAGTATGCTAACCGAGAATTTGAACGGATTAGCAAGAAATATAGCAGATTATTTAAAAGAATTAATGGAAATACACTTGACCGATTTGGAACAATCTTTGACCTCTTACGCAATCAACAAACAACAAAAAGCAAAGACTACAAAGAAGCCAAGCAAATAATAGTTAATTTTGTAATATTTTTTAATCAATGTCAAATGGCTGTAAAATTTGAAGATGTTAATAAAATGGACACAGATATTCTAATAATGACTTATGAAGCTCTTTTAGAGCAGAAATATCAAGAATTGTTGGAGTATGATAAAATCAATGCTAAAATATAGATATGGCTAATGATAATCAAAAAGTTTTAAATTATATGAATAATATAGAGAAGTATTTTCGTAATTTCAAGTCATATAAGGCTACAGCAGGTATGTTAGATGATGCTAGTGAAGAAAATAAGAAAAAAGCCTTGTGGAATGAGTACGGTACTCATAATATTGCTAAAACAAATCTTTTGATTACTGAAGATGGATTAAAACCTATTGGTAATTTTGTATCTTATGAAGATTTAATGGAAGATAATGTAATAGAGGAAGGTTCTGACCTTAGTATTCCTGCTAGACCTTTTATAAGACAAAATTTATATCCTGAAAATTGTAATAAATTAGCTAAAGCATTAGAAATGAAATTAGAACAACAATTAAAATTTGGTTCAATGGTTAAACCAGATAATGCTACAAAAGAAACATTAAAGTTTTTAGGAGAAAGTGTTGTGGTTTTACAACGCCAAAAAGCAAGTACAGGTGGTTTTGATATTTCTTCTAATAATACAGGTAAAGACCAAGAACATAATACAGAATTAACACAAAGATTAAAAGGTTATGATAAGCCATTATTTGAAACAGGTAGCATGATACGTGCCTTAAATTCTAAGGTAGAAAGACGAGGCATATAATGGCAGAACCAAGAATAGCAATAGATATTTTAGTAAATTGTCAATCGGCTACAAGTCAATTAAAGAATTTTAATAAAGAATTAAATAAAACTGTTGAAGGTGGTAAAAAGGCATCAAATTGGCTATCTAAAGGATTAACCCGTTTCATAGGTGCTTTTGTCGGTTTTCAAACTATAAAAGGTCTTGTAAATACAGGTTCTCGTATTCAACTTGTTCAGAAATCTATAGAAGGTTTAACAAAATCCACACAGGATTGGAATTATATTCAACAACAAGCATTTAAAACAGGTACAGAAATTGAAGTTGTTGCTAAGGGGTATCGTAATTTTTATTCTTCAGCAAAAATGGCAGGTTTTGGTAGAGGCACAATACAAACGATGTATGGAGATATTTTATTATCTACAAGAGCAATCGGTGCAAGTACGCAACAAACAGAAGGAGCTTTATTGGCTTTAGAACAAATGATTTCTAAAGGTACAGTATCTATGGAAGAATTGCGTAGACAATTAGGGAACGCAATCCCAGGTGCTTTTGAAATTGGTGCTAAGGCAATGAATATGACGACTAAAGAGTTTAATGAGTTTGTTAAAACAGGCAAATTGGCTTCTACTGTATTTGTTCCTAGATTTATTAAAACATTAAAAGAGGCTTATGCGGATGGATTTAAAGAAATTGAGCAAACTGTAAGTGTTGCTCAAATAAGATTGAGTAATTCATGGAAATTATTACAAGCAGATATAATGAGTGGAGAAACTGGAAAATCTTTTGCATCTGCTTTAAATACGTTAAGGGAAACACTAGATAGTCCTGAATTTAGACAATTTATTGTTTATGTAGGACAATTAGCAATGATTTTAGTTAATCTTTTTAATTTTCTTATAAAAAATATGAGATTAGTTTTAATTTTATTGGGTGTAGGTGGTTTTTATGGATGGTTAGCTAAAACTCATTCTATATTTAAATTATTTACTATGAATATAGGTAAAGCTTTAATAGTTATAAGAAGATTTGGGGGTGTTGGCAAATTTGCTTTTGCAGGTTTAACAGCAGGAGCCAAAGCATTTATGGCAACATTATTTAGAGTTTTAATCCCATTATTATTAATTGAAGATGTTATTTTAGGATTAGGACAAAGATTTTTGGGATGGAATGTAAAATCTTTAACAGGTGATTTATTGGTTGCTCAAAAAGAACTTTCTGATACAAAAAAAGCAACTGTAGTTGATAGTCTTAATTTACCTGAAAATGTAAAAAAAGACCCTAAATTTAAAAAGTATAGAGATATAATAAATTCTGGTGGAACATTAAGTCCAGAAACTTGGCAACAATTAAATATGGGAGTTTTGCCAATGCAAATATCAGCTCCATCATCCCCAAATTTGGAAAAAACAGATAATACAACACAAAATATTTCTATGGGAGATATTAATATAAATATAGATGGGGCAAATGATACTATAGCTGTTGGAAATGCAGTTAAAGAAATACTATTAGGCTTATTTAAAGGAGAGAATTTGATGTTGAATACAGAAAGTGCGGTAGTATAATGAGTAATACACTTAATGCTTTTGCTAAATTTGATTTTGTCAATATTTCAACATACGGTGCAATATTAATTCCTCTTGAAAAAGTAAAAGAAGAAGAAGAAGCAACTGCAAAAGAAAAAAATAATTTAAAAGGGAAATTAACCTCTGCTTTTAAACAAGCAGGACAAAATATAAAAAATCAATTTTCTAATGTTACTCAAGAATTAAAAGAGGCTACTAATTCATTATTAAGTGGCGATGTTAGCAAAATGACACCAATAATGTCAAAATTTAGTGGTATAGCTGTAGCACAAGCTATTATAGATGGTAAAGTAACATCTAAGGAAGCACTAGATTATTTATTTATGGGTTTTGCACCTGCTTTGGGCGTGCAAGGTTCATTAATGGGATACAGTGGACTTAATCAATTAAAAGATGCTCTAGCTAATGGTACAATTAATGTTGGTGCTTTTGTAAGCGGATTGGCAAGAACTGTAAAAGGTGCGAATGATTTAAAAAATCAATTATTAAATAAAGAAACAAAAAGTAATTATCAAATTATTGAAATAGATTTAACTATTTCTCATAGCGAAAATTATCAATCTGAAACACCAGATAGACGTGTTCAAAGTGGACAATCATTAAATGAATATATACATAATATGCCTATTACTTTTGATGTTCAATGTGCGTTACAAGATGGTAAACGATATTCTGCTAGTGAATTTAAAAGAATAATTCAAGAAATTAGAAGAACAAAAAAAACAGTATCTTTGATTTTAGGAGATGAAAAATATGATAATCTTGTTTTAACAGGTTTTGTTCCAAATAATGATTGTACTAGAAGTGGTATGGATTATACTTTGTCATTTAAAAAAATTACTTGGAGTGAAATTGAAAAAAATGCAGAAGTTACTATTCAAAAAATACCAATTCAAAAATCAGACACAACATTAACTACTGGTTCATTAGGTTCTTCTGATGCTAGTATGCCTACACTTGCAGATGTTGCTAATGAAAGTGGATTGACAGATTTCGCAAATCAAAAAAAAGAAAAATATGAAAGTTCATTAAGTGTATTAGCACATTCATTACGGGGAAATAAAAAATGATTAATTCTATTCAATTTAAAAGTTTTAATGAAAATTATAAATATATAAAGTTTTTTGTTGAAATAAAGGAAAATACTTATATATTTATTGTAAGATGGAGTAATTATTGCGATTGCGCTTTCTTGTCTATTACTGATTATGAAGATAATTCTATTATTTCAGGTGTTGCTTTAGTTAATGGATTAAAAATTAGAACAAAAAAATTACCTTATATTCTCTATTTTTTACAAAAAAATGGAGAAACTTATGAAGCAACATTGAATAATTTTGCAGAAGAATTTTTAATTATTTATGATGATGGAGAATAATAATGGAAAAAAATCCTTTATTAGATTTTAGATTAAAATTGGAAATAGATACAAAAATAGAAGGAAATAAAGATATTATTATTGCTGATGAGTATGGAATTGAAAATAGAGGATTAGATATAGATTTTGACATAGTTAAATCGTATGAAACAAGACCACAAACGAGTAAAATAAAAATTTATAATTTAAGTAAAGATACTTATAATCATATATATAAACAAGCAAATGCTTTTAGATTATCTTGTGCTAGAGGTAGATTAGAGGATTATGTTCCATTTTATACAGGTTATCCAATAAAGGCTACGCAAATATCTAAACAAACAATATTAACTTCTAATGAAGGATTCATGGCGCAAGATGCTAATGCTGGTAGAGCTGGGCAAAATGATTTGGAAACAGAGATAACATTAATGAATTATGGCTTTGCACAATTATTCAAATCTTATCAATCAGGTGTTTCTACTGAATTAATAATTAATGATTGTATTGAAGCATTTGGATTACCAAAAGGAAATATGGATAAATGGGAGAATGTAACATTGCCAACAGGTTATACTATTCGTGGTGATGTAACAAAAACATTAAATCAATTAGGAGATAGATTAGGTTTTTATTGGAATACTAATGATATGCAATTTAATATTTATGATAAAAACAGAGGGCAAATGAAAACTTATGGATTGATTTTAACTCCAGATAATTCATCAACTCCTGAAAGACAAAACGATAAATTCCAATCACAAGTTAAGACAATACAAAAAGCTAGCAAAAAAAAAGGGATAAAAGGAGTAAAAGCTATAAATATTGTTAAATATCAACAAGGATTTAAAATAAAAACTCAATTAGTTCCACATTTGGTTTGTGGTAGTACCATTTATTTGAAAGATTTTGGATTAGCTGATGCAAGTGGTGAAAAGTATGTTTATAAGCTAAGGCATGTGGGTAATAATACAGGAACAGAATGTTATACTGAAATTTATTGTTGTTAAGGAATAAAAATGGAAAGTTTAAGTGAATTATTTAATAAAGTTTTAAAAAATACTACTGATGAGATTTATATCCAAAATCCTTGTAAAGTCGTAGGTGTGCATGGTAATTATGTTGATGTATTACTTTATATAAATGATGAAGAACCTGATTTTGTAATTTATAATGTGCCTATTGTAAGACCTGAAACGCAAAGAGCATATATATTTTTAGGTATTAAAGAAGGCGATAGAGGTATTTGTCGTTTCTTTGACCGTTCAATAGAGGGGTATTTGCAATCTGATTTTGATTATAATTCAGATGACAGACAACATGATATAAATGACCGTTGTTTTGAGCTTGGATTCATACCTGATGCAGAAGCATTTGAATATTTAACTACTGCTGAATTAGAGCTTGGGTTAAAATCAGGTAATTGTACAATATCTATTAATGCTGATGGAACATTAAATATTAATTCAACTGTTGCTATGAATATTACTGCACCTACTGTAACAATAACTGGTAATGTTACTGTAACTGGAACAATAACAGCAACAGGAGAAATAACAAGCAATTCTATTCCATTAAGTCAACATAAACATTTAGGAGTTACAACTGGAACAAGTACAAGTGGTTTACCTACTGTATAGGTTATAATTGAATTATGGCTAGCGATATTAAAATAACAGATGGACATTTAAATCTTGAAGATGGCGATTTATCTCTTATTAGAAATATAAATCGCATAAAACAGCATATAACTACAGGTTTATATTTGCTCGTTGGCGATTGGATATTAGACCAAAGTCAAGGTATATCATATTTCACAGGGATGCGAGCATATCCTGAAATATTATCTGCTCAAATAAAAAGAGCAATAAATACAGTTGAAGGTGTTGACACTGTTTTAAAATATAATTTTTATCAAGATAATAACAATATAATAAATGTTTCTGCTACAGTAAAAGTAGGTAATTCAGAAATAGCAATAAATGAACAATTTAACTCTACTACATTGGGGGTAGCATAAAATGATAATTAATTCTACTGGAATAACAAAATCAGACCTTACAGATTATTTAGGATTCTGGACAACAAAATTAAGAGAAACTTTTGGTAATGATTTTGTCATAAAAAAAGAAGGCGTAGTTGATAATATAGCGACAGCAGGTAGTCTTACTTGTATGGCATTAGAAGATGTAATGATGTATCTTGCTAAACAAATGAACCCATATACAGCAGAGGGCGAGTGGCAAGATGCTTTGTATTCTATTATTGGATTAACTCGTAATTATGCAACATATACAACAGTTACAAGAACTATTGAAGGTACAGCAAATCTTGAATGTCCTGTAGGTTCAATTAGGTTCAAAAATTCTGCTACAGATGATATATTTGAGCTAAATACAGAAGTAACATTAGGTAATGATGGAAAAGCTGTAGGCTCGTTTACTGCTATTGAATTAGGTGCTATAGATTTAGATAGTAGTGCATTATTAAGCATTATAGATGCCCCAGATGGCATTGTAGGCGTTTATTATAGTGCAGGTAATGTAACTAATATTGGCGATGATTATGAAGATGATAGCGAATTTAGATTACGTTGGATAGCAACAAATTCAGTAAAAAGTGGAAATACAAATGGTGGTATGTATGCCGCTTTATTGCCATTGTGTAATAATTCTATAAGTAATTTGGCTATTAAGCAAAATAGAACAGGCTCTACAGTTGATAATATTCCTGCACATAGCATGCATATTGTTTTAAAAAGTAGTGAAAGCAATACTACTATCGCAAATACTATTTTCGATAACCTTATGGATGGTGTTGGATTACATGGCGATATAATTGAAACTGTACAAGATTTATCAGGAGAAGATGTAACAATAAAATTCTCAAGAGCTACTGATGTTCCTATCTATTTTAATATTGAAATTGTTTTAAAAGAAGGTTATATTTTAGCTCAAGTATTAAATGATGTTAAAAAAGCAATAGTTGATAATTTTAATTATGTAATGGGTGAAAGAGTTGTCGCTAATGATTTTTATCAATATATAAATGTTGTTGATGGCGTAGATTATGTTGATACTTTAGAAATTAAAACTGGTGCGAGTGGCGCAACATACGGGCAAACAATCGCTATGGATTATTATGAGTATGGAACAGTAACAAGTGATAATATAACGGTGGCAGAAGCAGAATGAGTTTAGAAACATTAGAATTAGATAAAAAAATGCTAGAATACTCAATATCTCAATTCAGGAATATACCTGAATATGTGAAAATATGTGAAGCTTTTGCTGTAGGAGCTACAAGTATAGAAGATGCTGTTGATTATTTATCAAATGCGATGGATGTAGATAAAGCAGAAGGTGTTTGGCTTGATTATATCGCTTGGCTTGTAGGAACAAAAAGACAATTTTATGATATTACTCAATATTTTTGCGTAAACCAGACAGGACATTTTACTTATTATGCATGGACAAATAGTGGAACTACTGTTTATACATTAGAAGAAACTCCTACTGTTGGCGATAATGTTTATTCTGATACCAAAGCTACTTTTTTAGCTGTTGTAAGTTCTTATGCTAATAATAAAATAACAGTAATGGGTGTTGATTATACAAGAGATAGTGATAATGATGTTATAAAAGCTAAAGGTGATTTAAACTTAGAGAAAAACTTTTACTTTCAAGGTTTATCGTCTATAGAAGCTGGTGGTTTAGAAGATAATTATTTAAGAAAAAAAATAAGAGCAAAAATAGGATATAATACAAGTCATGCCACAAGAAATGAAAATATAA